GCGAGCGAAGCGGCGCCGAGCGCGCGATATTGCACGCCGTCGCCGCGCTCGAACAGCGCGCCGGCCTCGACCGCAGTGGCCTCGAGCGCGGTGATCGTCACCGCGCCGTAGGCCGGCGCGGCCGGGCGCCGCGCCAGGCCGAACTCCTCGCCGTGCAGATCGAGATTTTCCGCGTCGGCGGTGAGGGCGAATTTCTGCCGCGCGATATAGTCGGCAAAGCCGAACACTTCGAACGCCAAGCCGGCCATCACCTTGGCGGCCGGGCCGATATTGTTCGGCCACAGCCAGGCGTCGGAGCCGGGCAAATAGGCGCGAAAGCTCTTGCGCGCGCGGTCGGTCAAATCGGCCAGCGTCGGGATATCGAACATGATCTATCCTTGCAGCTGCCGCCAGACCACGGCGAATTTTTGCGCATAGACGGCGGCGCCGGCGCGGCCGTAAAGATTGACGGTGAGATCGAGCCGGTTGTCGATCTCGGCGGCCGCGGCTTTAACGTCGATGCGCACCACCACGCCCTGTTGCTGCAACGGCGCCAAGGCATCAAGCGCGAAAGCTTCCGCCCAGCGCGCGGCCGATTGCCCGTCGATGCTGAGCGGCGCGCGCTCCAACAGCCAGAGCAGCGAGCCCAGCTCGCTCTCGCCGAGATCGGCGCGCACATCAGCGCCGTCGCCCCACCAGCCGCGCCGGTCGCCGTCGGCCAGCCAGGCCAGCGGATGCTCGGCCGGCACGCGCTTGTCGGTAAACAGCGCCAGCGTCACCGCCGTGGCCAGCGCGCCGAGGCTACGCAGGCCGCCGCGGTTAAGCGGCTCGTCGGCTTGCGCCAGGCGAAAGTCGGCGACGCCGTCGTTCGGCCGCCACAACGAATCCCATAAGAGAAACGGATCGGCGTCGCAGCCTTCGGCGGCGCGAATGGTCAATTCGCTCATGTCGCTCATGGCTCAATCGATCCGCGCGTAAACGTAAGGCGAAGGGCCGGCTTCCGTCGCCACCTTGGCGAAGCTATGTTTTTTGTCGGGATCGCCGCCGAGATAGACTTTCTTTTCTTTCTTGGCCTCGCTCGGATCGACCACGATGTGGCCGTCTTTGTTCTTGATCAGCACGCCCTTGTCGGTGCGCGCCAGCAGCACGTTGCCGGCGCTGTCGTATAAAACGCTCTCGCCTTCGCGCAGGTTCTTGTGCCGATAATCCTTGTGCTCGAAGCCGAGCGCGAGCAACCGATCAGAACGGCCGCCGAGCGCGAGAAAAATCCCCTCGGCGCCGGCCGGCGGATGCGAGGACAGGCCGTGCGGTTGCGCGCGATAAACCCCGCTGAATTGTTCGGAAGCCAGCCCGCGCAAACGGGTGAGCATTTGCTGCGACCCGCTGTCGTCGGTTTGCAGCACCGTGCCGCGGCGCAGCGTGCCGAGCAGGCTATCGCGGCCCTCGGGCAACCAGACCCACATTCTATTCGTCTCCGGCCGCGCTGTTCCAGGCGGCGCCGCGCGCGCCGCCCTTGCGCGCGTTCTTGCCGCCGAGCGCGCGCGGATCGACCAGCGACAGCTTGGTGAGCGTGCCGGCGTGCCGATCCTGACTGTACTCGGCTTGCTCGATCGCCATGTCCTGCGCGATGGCGAGAAACGGGCTTTCGAGAAACGTGAGGCTGCCCGGCTGCCACAAGGCGCCGGCCTCGTCGTGAAAGCCTTGCACGGTCACGCTCGCCTTGAGCGCGTTGCCGGCTTCGCTGTCGCGGCGATGGGCGGCGCGCTTGCGCGCGCGCGCCGGCGAGGTGTCGCAATCCTCGATCACGCAAACCGGGCGGTAGCGGCCGAGCGCGGCGTCCTTCGCCTTCGCTTCGATCTCCAGGTTCTCTTGGCTGTGGCCGTGCGGGCGCTGACCGCGCACAATCACGTCGGAATGGCGGTTCGCCCAATTATGGTCGGCCCGCCCCTCCAGCAGATTGACGCCCTCGATGATCGGCGCGTTGCGGGCGCGGCCGGCGACCGTGATCAGGATCGAGCCGTCGGGCTGGCCGGAACACCAGACGCCTTGCGCGCGGCACAGCTTTTCGACGGCGCGGAACGGGCTTTCGCCGGGGGTAAGCCGGTAGAGCGCGACGCGCTCGAGCGCTTGGTCGGTGGCGACGCCGACGCCGAAGCGATCGAGCTCGCGGCCGATCTCGGCCGGCGTCTTGTTCTTGAACTCGCCGGTCGCATGCAGGGCGGAACTGTCGACGAAATCCTGCGCGCGCGAGCGGCCGGCCACGTCGATCGACGCGCGACTATGCTGGGCGAGACGCGGCTGATAGCGGTCGACGTAGCCGGTCAGCACCGGCGAGCCGGACAGCAGGATCGAGATCGGCACGCCGGCGGCGAAGGCCGCCCGGCTGGCATAGGGGCCGTTTTCGGCGGCGATGTGCAGATGAAAGGCGCGGCAGGCGTCGGAAAACTTGGCGGTGACCGTTACCCGCTCGAAGCCGGTAAACGTGCCGGCCGGGGTGACGACGGTGACGATTTCCTCGCGCATCACGCCGCCAGTGCGGAAAATTCGAGCGGCATGAAGGAGGGATGCCGCACCTGGTTGCGCGCCGCCAATTCGCGCGCGCGCAGCGGATCGGCATAGAGCCGCCAAGCCACGGCCAATGACGGCAGCGCTTGCAGCGTCGTCACCGTCACCACCGGGGACAGATCGTTGATCAGGCGGCTGAGATAATCGACCGCGCCGGCGCGCAGGTCTTGCAGGGCGAGATAAAGCTCGGCATCGGCGGCGCCGCGGCACGCCTCCAATTCGACTTGGAAGCGGGCGGCCAGCTCGGCGCGCGCGGTGACGCCGGCCGGGCGGTCGGCATAGTCGCGGCGGATCGTCGCCTCGGCAAAGGCGGTGAGCGCGGCGAGCCGCGCCAGCCGGGCGGCGGCGGCGGCGTTGGCGGCGGCGCGCGCCTGCGACGGCGCGTGATAGATTTTGTCGGGCTGCGGCAAGAACTGATCGGCCGCCTCCACCATGCTGCGGGCGGCCGAGGCGGGCGGCATGCCGTCGGCCAGCGCGCGCGCCCCCGCCACCAGCGCGGCGGCCAGCGCGCCGATCGTGGCGGCATCGCCGGAGGCAATGCCGGTCGCGGCGCCGGAAACGATCTCGGCCAAGGCGTCGCGCACGGCGGACGATGCCGCCACATCGACGGCGTAAGACGTGCGCAGCGCATCGAACACGGCGGCGGCCAGTTCGACGCCGCCGCTGGCCGCCGAGATCACGTGATCGGGCTGTCGATCGAGCGTCAGCGCCGGCGCAAAGCGATCGGCCAGCACTTGCGACAGCGCGTCAGCGGCGCCGAAAGCGGCGTTGCGCGCGGCAGCGACGCTGGCCAGCGCGGTCGCCGCGCCCTCGCGCACAAAGCGCAATTCGAAGGCGACGATGCCGAGGCGGTCGCGCTCGTGCTTGCGGCGAAAGGTCAGGCAGCGCACGCTGAGCGGGCCGAACAGCGGCACCACCAGCGTGCCGGGACCGCGCGAGGCGAGCGCGCGGATCAGCGCGGCGGCTTGCGCGTCGGCATCGTCGCCGTGCACATAGGCGGTGCCGCCGAAATGGCGGGGATTTTCGCCCAGATCCTCAATGAACGGATCGTCGCGGTTGGGAAACAGATGGACGACCAGGCCGCGCCCGCCGTCCTCGTCGTCTTGCTCGAAAAAAAACGGCACGCCCTTATAGGAGGCGCGCCATAAACTCGCCAGCCAGTCGCGCACGTCCGCCATGGTTTTATACTCGTTTCGCAGATTGCGGATAAACGGCGCGCGGCTTGACCGGGCAAGACGACGATCGGTTACTTTCGCGAATGTCGCCGAGCGGCGACTAAGCGCCGCTCAGGGCGCCGCCGGCAGCGCTTCCGGCATGGCCTGGCCGGTCGCGCCGGAGGTGCCGGTCGGGGCGGCGCCGTTGATGCGCAGATTGTTGATCGTGTTGCTGATGGTGCGCTCGATGCGCGTCCAGAAATCGGGCGACGGCTCGACTTTGACGGTCAGGTCGGCATGGCCCTGCAGTTCGGCCTTGGGCGCGCCGCCGCCATAGACGGCGTTGCGCACCGCTTCCAGCGAGAGCGCGCGCGGCCCGCCGGCGCCGAACGTATCGGCGCGCGGGTTCCAGGTGCCGCCCGGCAGCCAGGGCGCCGGCTCGTTGGGATCGGCGATGCCGAGCAGCGCGCGCAGCTGCGAGCGCAGCGAATTGCCGGTGGCGGCATCGCGCTTGAGCGCGCCCAGACCGCCGATGATCGCGGCGGCACCGGGACCGGCCTTGCCGGCGGCGACGCCGGCGGAAGCCGAAAGGCTGGCAATACCGGCGGCCTTCAAAATCCAGCCGGCGGCGATCGCCAGCCGGCCGAGGATAACGGCAACGGGGCCGAGCGCCGCCGCGGCGGCGAGCGCATAGGTGGACAGTTCGAGGATCTTCGGGTTGACCGCCGACAACGACTTGATGCCGCCGGCCAGCGAATTCATCAAATTGACCAGCGCGTCGCCGACACCGGTTTCGAACACCGTACGGATCAAATTCTGATAGGAGCCGCGCAGGCGATTTTCCGCGCGGATCAGACCGGAATTGATCTCGTCGGCCATGTTGCGCGAGACCGAGGCGCCGCGCTCGCGCGCGTCGGCCAGTTCCTTTTCCAACTCGGTCAGCATGTGGGTGACGCGCGCGTTGTCCAGGTTGGCCAACCGCACCGCCTGGCGCTGATCCATGAATTGCGCCATGAAGGCGGCGAAGTTCGGCGCCTTGCCGGCGGCGTCTTTCAAGAACTTGGCGATATCGATCTTCTCGATCGCCGTGCCCATGATGCGGGTGGCCAGCTTGCCGGCGATGTCGGCGTCTTTCAGATCGCCGGTGCCGAGCGATTGAATGGCGGCGATCAGGCCCTTTTCATAACCTTCGCCGGAGGCCGCATCGAGGCCGGCCAGGCGGCGCAAGAAGCCGGCGCGCTGCGCCGGCGACAAGGTGCCGGTCTGCTGCTCGACCGCGCCGAGCACGTTTTGCGGCTTGAGCAGCGCCGGATTCTTGACGATGTAATCGTCGATGTTCATGCCGATCGCCGACATGGCGGCCAGCGCCGGCCGCGTCGGCTTCAAGAAGCGCACCATCATCGAGCGCAAGGCGACGCCGGACTCCGGGCCGATGATACCGGCCTGCGCCAGCACGGCGGTAAAGGCGCCCAATTGCTCGGGCGAGATGTGCAATTGCGCGGCGGCGGCGGCGGAATATTTGAAGGTCTCGGAAATCTGCCCGATCGAGCCGGGCGCCACCTTGTTCAACACGGCGTAGAGATCGACCAGTTCGCGCAAAGTCTTGTTGAGGGCCGCATCCTCCAGCATCTGGCCGGTCTTGTCGTACATCTTGCCGAAGCCGGCGAGCGCGAACACCGCCAGTTCGGCGGCGCGCGGCACCTCGATCTCGGCCAAGGTGGCGAAATCGAGGATCGGCTGCTGGATGGCGGCGAGATGGCGCGGCTCGAAACCGGCCTTGATCTGCTCGACCATACCTTTCATCACGCCGGCCGGGCCGAACTGATATTGCGATCCGAAGGTTTGCGACAACTGGCGCGCGCGCTTCATCTGCTCGTCGGAGAGACCGCCGAAGGCTTTCAGCTTGTTGGCGGCCAGCTCGTATTCGCGCACGCTGGAATACATCGCCGCGCCGGCGGCGGCCACCGGCAAGGTGACGGCGTAGGTCATGTTGCGGCCGAAGCGCGTCATCTGGCGGCCGACCGAATCGAGCCGCGCGCCGTAGGCGCTGAGCGCCGCCGGCGACAGGATGCGGTTGACGCCGGTTAATGCCTGGCGCAATTCGCGCGCGTGGCGGATCACGCCGGCGAAGGCCGCCGCCGTGCGATCCGAGCCGATAATCCTCAGTTCGGCTTCGAGGATTTTACCCATCGGCTATGTCGACTTTCGGCGCTTGGCGTGCGCGACCGCGCGCTCGGCCCAGAACAGGATTTCGGGGAGGGTCAGGGCGTAAATGTCGGCGGGGCGCCAACCGAGATCAAACACTAGAACGTCGATGATCGATCTCAGCCCTCGGTAGGGCGCAGCAGTTCGGTGAGCTTGCTAAAGGCCGCGATCACGTCGAGCGCGTGCAGTTGCGCCAGCAGCGCCGCGTTGATGCCGGTCATCTCGGCGAGATATTCCGAGGCCAGCGCCGGAATGATCTTCTGCTCGATGCGCACGACGCCGGCCGGGCCGTCCTGCTCGATCTTGATGGTGAACGGCTCGCCGTATTTCAAGACGGTGGCGCCAGACGGCATCTTGAAGGTCAGTTGCTTGATCTGCTTGGGGCCGTCGGCGCCGGCGACGGTGATGGCCTTGCGCAATTTCAGCGTGGCAACGATGTCGGCATCGCTCATGGTCGGTGGCTCTTTCGCGTTTGGAGAAGCGAGCGGAGGCGGGTCAGACCTCGATGGGGGTATATTGCCCGCCTTCGTTCATCAAGCCGTCGACCTCGCCGGTCGACAGATCGATGTCGGGCTTGCCGGTCAGCCGCGTGTTGGTGAACAGATGCGTGCGGCCGTTGTTTTCCTCGGCGATGGTGAGGTTGCCCTTTTTGAACATGAGGGCGTTCCAGTCGATGCCGTTGGCGTGGCGCAGCGAGAAC